AGGTCTTTTTTGGCTCAAAGAAGATTGTCCAGTTTGCGCCGCGCAACCCGGAAGACGTGGCGTCCGCCGAGCAGGCGACCGACTACATCAACCACATCTTCCAGAACGACAACAACGGCTTCCTGATTTGCTACTCGGTCTTCAAGGACGCCCTGCGCGGCGCGCTCGGCATTGCGAAGTATGTTTGGGAGGAGAGGGTCGAGGTCAAGACCGAGTACTTCACCGGGCTCGATGACTCGGCGCTGACGGTGCTGCTCTCGGAGCCGGATGTCGTGGGTAGCGCCATCTCGGCGATGGACGACCCGTCGTACCAGCCGCCGGTGGACCCGATGACGGGCGCGCCGGTGGTGGACCCGATGACGGGCCTTCCGCCGCCGGCGCCGCAGATTTACTCGGTCGAGCTTAAGCGCGAGACCAAGAACGGCCGGGTACGCATCGAGGCAATCCCGCCCGAGGAGTTCCTGATCGACCGCCGCGCGCGCTCCGTTGAGGACGCGACCCTGGTCGCGCACCGGCGGATGATGCGCGTCTCTGACCTCGTGGCGCTCGGCTACGACAAGGATGAGGTCGAGGCGCAGATGGGCGTCTACGAGCTCGACACGAACGACGAGTACCTGGCGCGCAACCCCTACGCCCAGTCCTATGGCCCGGGCGGCACGCAAGACGACAAGCGCGTGCTCTACTGCGAGGCCTACATCCGGGTCGACTACGACAAGGATGGCATTTCGGAGCTGCGCAAGATTTGCACCATCGGCCCGAGCTACAAGATGGTGATGAACGAGCCGTGCTCGCACTCGCCGTTCGCGCTCTTCTGCCCGGACCCGGAGCCGCACGCGCTCATCGGGCTCTCCATGTTCGACATGACCGCCGACCTGCAGAAGATCAAGTCGGCGATCATGCGCAACATGCTCGACTCGCTGTCGCTCGCCATCCACCCGCGGGTGGGCGTGGTCGAGGGGCAGGTCAACATGGACGACGTGCTGAACACCGAGGTGGGCGGCGTCATCCGTATGCGACAGGCCGGCGCGGTCCAGCCGTTCGCTGTGCCGTTCGTCGGCCAGGCCGCCTTCCCGATGCTTGGGTATCTCGATGAGGTACGCGAGACGCGGACCGGCATGAGCAAGGCCTCGATGGGCCTCGACGCCGACGCACTACAGAGCACCACCCGCGCGGCGGTAGCCGCGACGGTAAGCGCAGCGCAGCAGCACCTTGAGCTGATCGCCCGGATCTTCTCCGAAACCGGGATGCGCGCCCTCTTCAAGGGCATTCTCAAGCTCGTCGTAGAAAATCAGGACCGAGCGCGGGTGGTGCGCCTTCGCAATCAATGGGTTCCGATTGACCCGCGGTCTTGGAACGCCGACATGGACGTCGAGGTGGACGTCGCCTTGGGCGGCGGCACCGAGGAGCAGCAGGTCTCTGTGCTGACCGCCATCGCCCAGAAGCAGGAGCAGATCCTGCAGACGATGGGGCCGCAGAACCCGCTCGTGACGCCGCAGCAGTACCGAAACACGCTCGCGCGTCTGGTGCAGGCATCTGGATACAAGAACGCCGACGAGTTCTTCTCAAACCCGTCGCTGATGCCGCCGCAGCCGCCCCCGCCGCCCCCGCCGCCTGACCCGGCGATGATCTTGGCCGAGGTGGAGCGCCAGAAGATTATGGCGGACATCCAGAACAAGCAGGCGGAGCTGGAGCTCAAGCGCCAGCAGATGCTGCTCGAGGATGACCGCGCGCGCGACAAGCAAGAGGCGGAGATGATGCTGCGCGCCTACGAGATCCAGCTGAAGAGCGGCACGGCGGTGGACGTCGAGAGCATCAAGGCGATGATGGCCGAGCCGCGCGTGGCGAGCCCGAGCGTGCAGCGCCCGGTGCTGCCGGAGATTGTCCCGTTTGAGCCGCCGCCGGTTGCGCCGATGGCGCCGCCGGTTGGGTGATGGGCGATGCAGGAGCTGATTGTCCCGGCGCCGCCTAACCCTAACCTGGCGCCGCAGGCATACTTCCCGCAGTACCACAACCAGCTCAACAACCAGTTGAGGCTCTACCTCAACACCCTGGCGAGCAACCAGCGCGAGATCGTCGAATTCATCAACGGCCTGACGAACTTGAACCTACTCAGCAAAAACAACTTCGACGCATTCGGGCGCCTTCGCGTCTCGCAGCCGTTCACGCTGTTCGACAGCCAGAACCGCTACGCGGCGGACCCGTCGTTTGATACATCGCTGACGGGCTCGGGGACCTCGACATTCCTCACCAACGAGTCGGCGGTGAGTCTGGCCGTGACCACGGCGTCGGGCGACAAGGTGATTCGGCAGACGAAGCGGTATTTCCCGTACCAGCCTGGGAAGAGCCTGTTGGTGCTTTCGACCTTCGTGATGGCCGCGGCAAAGACCGGCCTGCGGCAGCGGGTCGGGTACTTCGACGTTAACAACGGGGTCTTCCTGCAGCGCAACGGCGCGGAGCTTTCGTTCATCGTGCGGACGTACACGAGCGGATCTCCGAGCGACACGCGCAAGGTCGCGCAGTCTTCGTGGAACGGGGACAAGCTCGACGGCAGCGGCGCGAGCGGCATCACGCTCGACACCACCAAGGCGCAGATCATGTTCGTCGACTTTGAGTGGCTCGGAGCCGGCTCTGTCCGGTGCGGGTTCGTTATCGACGGCCAGTACATCACGGCGCACACGTTCGACAACGCTAACGAGGTTTCGGAGGTTTACACGCAGACGGCTACGCTGCCGCTGCGTCTTGAGATTGAGAACACGGCCGCGACCGCATCGAGCTCGAGCATGAAGCAAATCTGCTCGACGGTGATCTCTGAGGGAGGCTACGAGCAGACCTCCATCGAGCAGGTGGCGCGGCGCACCACCACCCTGACCGGCATCGGGACGTCGTTCGTGCCGCTGGTGTCGATCAGGCTAGCCTCTGATTCTCTTGGGGCGGTGATTCTGCCGAAGCAGATTCGCGTGCTTCCGATTGCGAACGGCGAGTACGAGGTGGCGCTGATACGGAACGCCACCCTTACGTCGGCGTCATACGACACGACCACATTCCCGAGCGTGGACTTTGATGTCTCCGCGACGGCGATGTCCGGCGGCGATATTGTGTTGAACGAGTACGCGACCGCGAGCAACCAATCCGGCGCGCAGTCGCAAAACGATCTCGTGTACGACTTCGACATGCAGCTTGGGGCTACTATCGCGGGCGTGAGCGACGTCTACACGGTCGCTGTCCGCATCTTGAGCGGCACCGGGTCCGCTATCGGGTCTTTGGCTTTCTACGATTTGACGGCATAGGTGATTCTATGAGCAACGCATTCATGGGGCAGCGCCAGTCGGCGTCGCCGTTTGGCTTCGGCGGCTACAGCGGCGGCATGGGGTTGAGGCAGGACTACGGGCCATCATTTGCCGGGCGATTTACTGACGACATGGGCAGCTATGGCGGCGGCATGGGCAGCTTCGGTAATAACCAACCGCGGCGGCAGCCATATAATCCGGACGCTGGCCGTGGGTTTGGCGACGGCGGCATGGGTGGCTTCGGCACGACCTTCGGAAACTTCGGCATGGGCGGCGGCGGCGGCTTCGGCGGCGGGATGCGCGCGCCGGCCTACGAGCCGACCATCAACGACGCATTCTCCCGCTACTTCTCGCAGCAGTACTATGGCGGTCCTGCCTTCGACCCGTTCGCGGCGACGTCGTTCTTCGGCGGCGGCTACGGCGGCGGATTCGGCTTCGGCGGCGGTGGTCGCCGTGGCGGCGGGATGGGCGGCCGGATGCGCCGACGGCGGCAGATGTTCGAGGACCTCTTCCAGCCGGAGCAGCCGCCTCAGCCGCAGCCGCAGCCGATGCCGATCGGCGGCGGCGCGTACCAGCCGGGTGCCGCCAACCAGCGCATCGAGATGGGGCCGGTCACGCCGCAGCCCGATTTGATGATGCGCCCAGCTGTGATGCCGCAGCCGTACATGGGGGGCTTTTCGTTCCCTTTTGATCAAGCCCTGCCGGCCAAGAGCGAGGCGCCGTCGGCGCCTGCCGTGCAGGGTTTTGATTCCATCATGCCGGTGCAGATGCAGGACACGCCGGTGCAGTCGGCTCCGGCGTATGCGCCAGCGCCGTACACCCCGCCCGCTCCGACCTACACGGAGCCAATGCAGTACACCCCGCCCGCTCCGTCCTATATGGAGCCAATGCAGTACACCCCGCCCGCTCCGTCCTATGCGGAGCCAATTCAGTACATTCCACCCGCTCCGTCCTATATGGAGCCGGAGCAATACATCCCGCCTGCTCCGTCCTATATGGAGCCGGAGCAGTACATCCCGCTCAACATAGCGCCGAGGTTTTCCCCGTTCGCCCGCAGCAGCCGGGAGATGCTTGAGTTAGACTTCTGACGATTTTTTAACACGAGAGGTTCATGCCATGAAGCCCGGACTCTATGCCAACATAAACGCCAAGCGCGCGCGGATCGCCGCCGGCAGCGGCGAGAAGATGCGCAAGCCTGGCGCAAAGGGCGCTCCGACCGCCGCGGCCTTCAAGGCCTCGAAGAAGACGGCGAAGAAGCGCGGGTGAAGACGCCGGCGTGGCAACGCGCCGCCGGGAAGAACCCGCGCGGCGGATTGAACGCCAAGGGGCGCGCGTCGTACAAGGCGCAGACCGGCGGCACGCTGAAGGCGCCCGTCAAGGGAGCGCC